CAAGCCCGATAACACCCTAGCATTGCGTCAAAGTACTGCTAGAAGGGCTCCTTATGGTACAGGCAAGATGAGGAAGAAGGGTGGCGGCAAAAAAACCCAGAAAGGCGGTAAAAAGGTAGTTAAAAAGGTAGATAAAAAGAAAACCAAAAGAAGCGGTAAAATGGGAGGTAAAAACAAAACCAAAAGGAGAAAGAATTAAATAGAAAAACTGTTTAGAGATTTTTATATATATATGAGTAATATATATAAAATGGAGGAGCAAAAAGTATCAAAAGTATCAAAAGTATCAAAAGTATCACTTGATTTTTATTGTAAATGTTGTGATTATAAATGTAGCAAAAAACAAAATTATTTAAAACATTTATCAACACAAAAACACAAAAATATAGAAATGATTGCGAATGGGGTGGAAATTGTTGAAAAACCCATAAAGGAATTATTTCACTGTGGTTGTGGAAAACAGTATAAGCATAAATATGGTCTGGTTAGACATAAACAAACCTGTGATTACAAGCAGCCCGTATGTGTAGAAATTCAAAAAACAACACATACACCAGAAGAACTAGTTGCTATACTAATAGAACAGAATAAACTCTTGATGGAACAAATTAACAATAACTATAAGCAGCAAGTGGATCAAAGTAATCTTCTGGAATTATCAACCAATACGATTAAAGAAATGGCGGAGTTATTCATGGCGGTGGATACAAAAAATAAACTTTTAAAAGATAAAATCGTAGAAATAGACGATGAAATAACCTATAATAATAAAACGCAATCTACACAATATAATAATCTATTTGAAAAATATATAGAATTACAAGAAACAAATAAATCATTAGAGGATATCCTTAGTAAAGCACACAACTAAATAGTTCAAAATACACCATAAATACTTGAAAAACCTCTATTTTTGTTATTACACCATAAATCATAATAAAAATAATATTGTTTAAAAGTGTGTTTTTTTTGAATTTCATAAAGTTAAAATTTTTTGGGAATTGGACAAATAATAAATGTCCAGTTTACATATCTCATATAAAGTTTGTAAATCGAGTGAATTATGCCTATTTTCAAGAAATTAAACCATTATGTAGTGATATAAGATATAATTATCCAATATTTTACAAGACCATAAATAATAATTTCTAAAAAAAACAATTTAGAGATTTTAATATATATGGTTATATAAGGTTATAAATGGTTATAGAAAAAGTCGTAAAAGTCGTAAATGTCGTTAATAAATTTAATTGTATATGTTGTGATTATAAATGTAGTAGAAAATATGATTATGATAAACATATATCAACGCAAAAACACAAAAAAATGGAAATATCTATGAATGGTGATGATTTGCTAAAAAATGATGATGAAAAAGTCGTAAAAGTCGTAAAAGTCGTTAATAAATTTAATTGTGAATGTGGTAAAGAATACAAATTCAATCAGGGATTACATAGACATAAAAAAATCTGTAAATATGAAGAAACCGTATGTGTAGAAATTCAAAAAACAACAGAGGCATCTGGAGATGTAGTTGCTCTTCTAATGGAACAGAATAAACTCTTGACGGAACAAAATAAGCAGCAAGCGGAGCAAAGCAAGCAACAGACGGAACAAAGTAAGCAACAGGCGGAGCAAAGTAATAAACAAATAGAACTATTAACAACTACTATTAAAGATATGATCCCTAATATGGGTAATAATAATAATAGTAATAATACAAATCAGTTCAATATCAATATGTTTTTAAATGAAGAGTGTAAGGACGCTATTAATATGAGTGATTTTGTAAAATCTATACAAGTATCATTAGACCAACTTCAATATACAACTAATAATGGGTTAGAAAAAGGAATAACAAAAGTTATTATGGATAATATGAATAAATTAAGCAAATATGAGCGACCTTTACATTGTAGCGATTTGAAACGGGAAACAATTTATATAAAGGAGAACGACATCTGGGAGAAAGATACAAATAAAGAGAAATTGAAGAAAGCAATAAACAAAACATCAAACAAAAATTATACAGCATTAACAGAATGGACGAAAGAGAACCCTGCTTTTATGAAGCAAGATGATAAACAACTGTTTTATGCGAAGTCTATGTCGGCTATGGGAAAACCTATTACAGGTGTTGAAGATAAGATAATTAAGAGTATATGTAAAGACAATCAGGCAAAAGAATAAATACACACCATATAAGGTTATTAAATACATTATTAATAGAACATAATGTATTTAATTTTTAGTTAGAATTTTCATATTTACCACAAATATTTATGGCTTAATATTTTGGCGTTATAATAGCCTTTGGATTTCTTTTTTTCTTTTGCGATTGCTTCACCTCTTTTTTTTGTGCCCGAATGTCTTGAGAAATAATTTTGCATTCGTTTTCTGGTGTTATGGTTTTTGTGCGCGTATAATTTTAAGGGAGTTCTATCTTTATATTGTGCGTAATCGGATGCGCCAAAATGGATTGTTCTTACTTTTTTAGTTTTTTTATTTTTAATCGATGCCGTGTATTTTTTTTTGGCTGGACCCCGTTCAAATTTTATAATCGTTTCTTTCATTGATATTATATATTATTTTATTTTTATAATATATAAAATATGGAGGTTCCAAAAACATATATACCCACGAGATTAACTAAAAAGGATAAGAAGACTATTAAGAAGGAATTGAAAAAATCTATTAGGAATTATAAAAAGGGGAAATACATAACGAGGAAGAAAGTTAAATCTTTCAAATCTAAAAAATCGGGACACATATCAAACGCAGAGAGAATATACAAAATAAATAACCTATCTGTTAATGCAGAGTTAGTTAAAAAAACCAAGTGCTCTAAAAAAACACTTGATACTATTCTAAAAAAAGGACTGGGTGCTTATTATTCGTCTGGTTCCAGACCCAATCAAACACCTCATTCGTGGGGATATGCTCGTTTGGCGAGTGCTATAACTGGCGGTAAAGCCTCGGGCGTAGATTATAAACTATTAGAAAATGGTTGTGCCGCAAATTCAACCGCTTTAAGATTAGCGAAAAAAACAAGGAAACTTCGGGACAGAACAAGAAGAATCCATAAAGTTTTACTTTAGCGACTGTATATTAAATCGGCTGTTCCAGATTGGAACCTTAATATATTAAATCTCTCTTCCATCACAGTAAGATTGTAATTATATGTGTAAATACTTGTTGGTTCTTTGCTAGTGGCGATTACATCACCTGTCTGTGGGTCGCAAATAGTTGTGAAAGTAACATTAGAAAGGTCAAGTGGGGGATTACTATGATTATTAAATTCAAATTCAATATTTTTAAATTTATTAGTATTAAATGCTCCGCTGGGCTGATATTTGCGTTGGTCGGTACTTAACGAAAAATTGTAATGATATAACCCATCACAAGAATTACCCTGTGTCTTATTATATTTTTCAATTTTATCATAAACGCCCGTAGGTAATGAATTCTCTCTGTATTTACCGTCCATTATGATTGCGAACTCCTTCATAATTTCCTTTTTGTTGGTCTGTGCGTATATAGATGGTTGATATCCAGTAATAAATATGTTTTTAGATGTATCGTTGGTTTGATATATGTTATTCGTCGTATAGAATACGGGAGTATCGCCAGAGACTGTGCTGGTTAATTTTTGAAGGCTGTTAGGTAATATATTTTCATAAGGCCAATTGGTATAATTAGACCACTCATTTCTTTTATATACATCATCACGCTGATTATACCACATCCAATTAGAAATTAAGCCGTTACTTTCCAGATTTATCTTGTTGGATTTATTAACTCTCTCAAATTTATATTCATAAACCTCTTTAATTAAGTATTCCTGTGTATTATTAGCAAACAATGTTCGCTCAATAGTATCTAAGAAGCACTGGGTAGTCATTAAATGTATATCAGTGTTAATATTTGTCCGCTGGTCTTCATAAACGGTTTCTGCTACTATATCTCTAATTGGTGGTTGCTGGATAAATCTATAGAAACCATAGCGTCTATCCTTATTTTGCTCTGCCTGTACTCTCGGTATTTCATTATAATTATTGTATGATAGGTCATATAATACATCTTTGACTGTAAATAATGATTGTAGTGGTTTTAATGTAAAATGAATTTCTAACTCGGCATATTGTAAGCAGACTAATGGTAAAGCCATACTTGTTAATAGAGAGAACCATGTATTTAATGGGATAAATAAAGTGTGGCTTGAGATAGATGGTTCTATGGGGTCAAGATTATCATCATCCATTCTAAACGCATTTGGGTAATTATTATCACGATTAGAATAATTAGCAGGATCATTTAGTTCGGATACATTACCAGTCATTATATTGAATAGTTCTTTCTTTGCATTATCAAAATCACGCTCTACGGCATTACGCAAATAATTACCAGAGAATTTTTGAATAGTTCGTCCGCCGATAGTGAAGGTGACTTCTTCGATTAATTGCGAACCGATGTTTTTAATCCATTGAAATTCATATGGTCTGTATTCAGGGATTGAATTTTCAATGTGTTTATATACGGGACTCCATATATTGGGTAGTTTAATTACTAAATATGTATCTATCAATAAATCGCCGTATCTCGGCATTTTGAAACTAACATTAGTATTTTGTGTTAGATGTATATTAGTTTGACCTTGCTGGTCTACTCTATACTTTTGAAGACCGAAATTAG